GTCATCGGTACGCCTACGAACCTCGAAGTGAAGATCGAAGGGCTGACGGTATCGAACAACGCCAACCAGAACCAACTCGGAACGCTTACCGGCGACCTTGCTAGGCAGTGGGTGAACGTGCAGACAGCCGGGGGAACGGTGACGCTGACCTCGTTCGGGAACAGCCTTTTTTTGGGAGTGGACGGGAATGGCCGAACAGTGGTGTTGAGGAAGACGGGAGAACTCGAACAAAATCCGTAATCGTGGTAGAATACTATTAACAATGATCGAACTAAAAACGTGTCGCAAATTCTCGGGAAGTGGAAATCTTCCCGGTACAACAAGCAGATTTAAAGAATGTGATCCTTGGAGAGGCGCAGGATTTATAATAGAAGAACAGAATATGACAAACAAGAACAGCAAAGCAATCATGATCATCATCGCCATCCTTGCGCTGGCAGCGCTGGGGGCAATGATTTTCGCAGGATGCACGATCGACAGCGACCCGATCCGGCAATGGGAAACCCTCTGCCACAAGCAGGGGGTACGGTAACGCTAACCTCTATAAATAATGTAACATGAGTCATAATTTAATAGCTCCTCAAGAACAAAAAGAAAATAAATTTTGGTCCAGGGCTAATCCGGCTTTCGACGCCTTTGGTCGCGCGCGAGTAGGGTTGCCTGAGACGTTATTTGATTCCAAATTGAATGTGGCCTCGCATCCTTTGTTTTGGGACGATCAAGAGGTATCGGGCTCCGGGACCAGTTCGGTATACTCAAAAGCCCAAGCCACTTACACTATGTCGGTATCCGCAGATACAGCCGGCAAAAGAGTACGGCAATCAAAAACCCGGACTAACTATCAGCCAGGAAAATCTCAATCCGGAGCCATCAGCGTTCGCCTGGGGACACCCCGGGCAGGGGTCACACGCCGCGTAGGCCACTTCGATGACAACAATGGAGTGTTCCTTCAGCTATCGGGGTCCACGCTGGCTTTGGGTGTACGAAGTTCGGTATCAGGATCTCCTGTCGATACGATCATCACCCAGGACAATTGGGAACTTCACAAAATGAATGGGGAGGGTTCTTTACGGGTAAATTTGGATACGGAAAAAGTAATTATTTTTGCATTTGATTTCGAAAGTTTGCAAGTGGGTACAGTTCGGTGTGCTTTTTACATTGACGGAATAGAGTTTTACGTTCACGCATTCCACCATGCCAACCTCATTGACGTTCCTTATTTTTCCACGCCCAACTTGCCGGTCAGGTACGAAATTGAAAATGACGGTTCGGGCGCTGCGGCCGACATGCTGGCTATCTGCTCGACGATTATAAGCGAAGGAGGAAGTGAAGAAACGGGCATAAGCTCGTACATAAGCACGAGAGGTACAAGCATTGCCGCGAACGCCGCAGGGACGGCTTATGCTGTGCTAGGTATTCGCCTGAAAGCCACGGCATTAGATAATGTTGTCAAGATTGCAAAAGTGAGTATGTCTTGTCTTACCAATGATCGTTTCGAATGGGCTTTGGTGCTCAATCCGACCGTAGCTGGGACCTTTACTTATAATGACCGAGATAATTCGGCGCTTCAGTTTGCTGTAGGCGCCACTGCAAATACAGTGACAGGAGGGGTTGAATTGGATGGATCTCATTCGGAGACATCATCTGCGGTATCTGAGGTTGTTGAGAGCTTGTATTACTTAGGCAGTACGATAGCCGGAGTACCGGACGAAATCGTGCTTGTAGGTATCCCCGAGAGTAACAACGCAACGCTGAAAGGCAGTATCACTGCAAAAGAAATTGCTTAACTGAGAAATTTTGTTTATTATCATAGTATGAGGATTCTATTTTTTGCATTTATAATAGCCTTGATCCCGCTGGGCGGTTGCCGGAAGGAGCCCCCGATTCAGTGGCAAGAGGTATGCCACTTTGAAGGGGAGCACAAATCCCGTCCATATCGGTTGAATATGGGAAATATCGAGAAACTTTCCTATTTATGGGAGTTTGACGAAAGCGCAATTTACATGCTCCCTGGTGGAGATCAGTACGATTGGAATAAGTTGACAGGCTTGTCCTGGAATGCTTTCACCAATCACAAGAATTCGGCCATGGTAGGCTGGAGATATATTGGCGACGCGGAGATCCAGTTAAATGCGTATTTCCATATTGATGGGGAAGTGTGGTATACAGAGGAGTTGACGGCCATTCCGATTGGAGAGATATTTTACACAAGTATCATACGCAATGGAGACGGGAGCGTAACTGTTGATGCCAATGGGCATCAGACAGACGTCTTTTTTGGGGAATGCTGTGACGACGACGATTCAAGAGAAATTCATTCATGGTTCGGAGGTAATCAAACAGCGCCGCACCTGATATGCTTTGAACGTAAATTTACTCACATTAACAACTGAAAAATGAAATTCCTGAAATTATTCTTTCCGGTTCTTTTCGTGGCCATGGCTCTTCAGGTGGACGCCCAGTTACTCCTGGTCATGGATGAAGATTCAACCAACCAGTTGATCAACTACAATGACATCAAGTTGGTCATCTCCGCGAATAACGGTAACGACGTCACGGTCGTCTACCCGGGCCCGTGGAACAACGCCACTTACCTGACCAGTTACTCGGATTTCCTGGCCCAAGGCCCGGGGCTGTTTCTCTCCTTTACAGATGCGGCTGACAATAATTCAAAGGCAGTGCCCCTCAAGAATATAGAAGAGGTCGTTGCTTCCGGATCGGGGGCCTATATCAAGACGACGAATTTTGGTAATAATTTCACCACTACCGAAACTTTGACTACGTTCTCCGGGGACCCGGACGTCACGGGCTCCTTTAACTCGGCCTTTGTCAGCGGCACCTGGTCCGATACCCTCGATGCGAGCGGCAGGGCGGTCCTCACTCACACCCTCGGTACGGACAGCCTGTACGCCAATGCCATCGTTCAGGACAGCTCCAACGTACTTATGCCGATTCTGGAGGCGGTTACCGATAGTAATCTAACGTTCGAATTCTACGACATTACCGGGGACAGTGCAGCAAACGGGTTCATAATCGAATTCGAATATCTCATCAAAAAGCATTAAGATGAAAGAGTACCTCAAGAAGTACAAGGCCCAAATCACAGCAGCAGTTATCGCCATGGTATTCGGGGCAGGCGGTGGTCTATCAAGTGATGTCCTGATGGATCAGCCGGAAGGAATCAGAGTGACCTCACCTTTGGCGCTGGAGGCCCCGGAAGTAATCGAGTCTCCACAAGAACTCCCTGGGAAAATCAAAGGGTATATCTACCAAATTGACCTCATCTGGGTTTTAAAAGAAGACGCACTCCCCGGTCTGGACCGTCACTATGACACCCGGATTGTGAAGGTTATAGGAGAGGTTCCCGAAAAATCAATCCCGAGAGAGTTGAAACCTCGATTTCCAGGCTACAAAGTGGATAAAGTGATCCGCACCAGGAAGATTTCGACGATACTAAAAACCCCGGATCGAGACAGGCCCGGGTAGAATTATAATCCCCTCGCTGCCCCCAGGCGAGATAAATATTACTTGCTATGGACCTTTTGCTGCTCCAGGGAGAGCTAGTGGGGGATGCCGTACAACGAGCATTCGAATACAATGTACTAGCCGGTTTTTTGACGTTAGGTATTGTCGCCTTGGCGAGCGCAGTCATAGTGCTTTACAGGGCAAAGGAAAAAATGGCTCAAAAACACGCCGAAGAACTTAAAGAATTATTGACAGAATCGATAGGCGCTTATGCAGATTTTAATTCTATCCTGAATACAATTGAATCCGGGCTTTCGGACAGAGACGGAAGGCTGATCGATAAAGTAGAGGAAAGCCGACGAATAATCCTTGAACGTATCGACTATATTCGAGAACAAATTAACAGAAAATGACAGTCGATATCCAGGCATTAAAAGAAGAACTCAAGCGGCAAAAATCAAACGCTTTGGAGCAACAACGGCGTATTCGTCTGAAGCTCGCAGAAGGGACAATTGATTTTGCCTTGCTTGTCAATTCTTGGGTCTCTACGTTAGATGGTAAGTTTGAATATCGCCATAATTTGCGCTACGAAGATGACGTCATCTTGGTTGTGGAAATCCATTTACCACGGGGGTGTTATCTCCCGTTCCACAAACATAATCTGGACGGCTTTTCCAGCGAGATCATGCTGGTTCTTAATGAAGCCAAATGCTATTACAGTTACACAGGAAAAGAACGAGTACCTCTGTTGAAAGGACTACCCGCTGTTATCGATGCTAAAAAATTACACTCACTAGAGGCCGCGCCCGGCGCCAGGCTCTATATTATCTGGACTAAAATTTAAATCATGAAATTGTATTCACCAGAATTTTTCGAAAAAGTAAGAGAAATTGAAGAGGAATTTCGGCGCCGTGCAGCTTCGGGTCCGGAGAAAGTCTTTCTGGACCCCATAGAATTGATCCCTACCGAACCTGGCCTGGTAACGGCCGCTGCCGAAGGTAACTGGTCCTGGGGATTCTACGGGCTTACGCCGGAAGTCGTAAAAGAGCTTCAAAAGAAGGCCAAGCGCAAAGTGCTGGTAGTCGTATTCGATACGGCTGCGCGGTTTGACAGCCCGGCTTTGAAAGATTTCGCCTGGAACGAGTTGTCCCGAGACTTTACCGGTATCGCCAAGGATGATCCAAATGATGGTCACGGGCTGCATGTGGCGACTTGCATTGCAGGCACTCACCCAAAGAAATTGGATTTAGGGCCCGCTACCATTCTGAAAGACAAGATCAAGATCGCCGCGGCAAAGGTCATGAGGGATGCCGGCTGGGGCTACCTCAGTGATATCATCGAAGGTACGCTGTATTTCAATCAGACGGTGGCCAAAATGATCAACGAGGGGTGGTTCGTAATCTACAACTACTCTCTGGGATCCACCCGGCCGAACGAAGACTTTAAACTCGCCCTGAAAGAAGCCGAGGATCTGGGCGTCTATATTTCCGCTGCCGCCGGCAATCGAGCCAAAAATGGCTTGGATTTCCCGGGGGCTTACATGACCACCCACGGAATCGGCGCCATCGGTCCTGACGGGAAGAAGACCCCTTTTTCCAGCTACGGCGGGTCTCTCTACCGGGTAGCACCGGGTTCCCGTATCCTGGGTGCCTACCGCAAGGGCTTTGGCGAGCTATCGGGCACAAGCATGGCCAGTCCCATAGATGCGGCTATGACCGCTATCTGGGCGTCCGTATCTCCCAAGGCCACGGCCCGCCAGATCAGCCATGCTGGGCGTTACTGGGCCGTAGATATGGATGAGCAGGGCTGGGATAACATTACCGGTTCTGGCCATGCGAACGTACAAGCTTTTCTCAAAGAGGACCCGACCCGGTTTCCGGACAAGGACAATGGCAATCCCCACACCAAGAACTACGAACCCGCCCCGGAAGAAGAGGACGAAAAGCGTAACCTACGCAACGTCGAATTTGAACTGGGCACGCTTCCCAAAATTCAGTGGAAAGCATTTGGAGATGGAAAATTCCAAGAAACGTCCATCGAGATGAGCGGCTCTTTCCGTACCGATCTGGATGCAGATACAGCCCAGCATATCGCCCGGGTGCAAGCGGCACAATTTTTCGATGAGCATTATCTGGTACTCCCGAAGGGAAGTGATCTGGCTGATGCCGGATGGTGGGCGACCCGGTGGTTCAGATTAGAGCTTCGCCGCAAAGGGTTGAATATTTCCATTGATCAAAATGGTTACTGGGTCCACGATGAGCATGGTTACAAGGTAAGAGTGACCGGCAATCCTACGCTCCCAAAACCGGACACCCAGGGTGTGTACTTGGGTAACCGAAAAGGCAAACCGGTCAAGTCGAAGAAAAAGAAGTAATTTTTCACATAAATCGTTAGTACCATGGCTGAAATTGCAAAGCCCGCCGTAATCGACTCAAAAACCTCCCGGCTCCTCAAGGGAGTTTTGGATCTTTTTGAGATTTACATCGAAGACATTCAGGACGAATATGTCCGGATGACTCTACAAGACGTCAAAGATTCCGCGAAGAGCATCGTCACTGTCCTGTCCGACGTCGATCCGAACGACAAGGAGCAAATCAACCAAGTGATCCGGGATTTCTTGGTTGAGAAAGGATTCTTGGACCGTTCCCGGGGCGAACTGCTCAAGAAAATCGAAAAGATCCAGGACGAGCGCCTGCGTACGCTCCTGGCTGCTATGCTTCCCGTAGCATTCGACATCATCAAGATTCTTTTCGACGAAGAGGTGAACGATGAGCAACAAATCATCGACCGCCTTAAAGAGGCCCTCAGTGGAGGCACTGGCCTGGACGTCATCGAACAGATCCTCCTGCTTATCATCAAGGACCCGAACATGGCCCGTACGATCGCCACACTGATCATCAGCCTGATCGGGGGAATTCTGAAGGTGGAGGAACAAAAAGCGTAAAGTTTTCTCTAGTTTTTAACCACTAAGCCCTGCCCGGTCCTTTGTGACCGGGCCTTTTTGAAATGCCGAACAGAGAATTTTTACGGGCAGAAGATCGCTATCACAAGCGAAAAGCCCCCAGGCCTCGTACCGTCGAAGTCGGGGAGTATAAAATCCCTATGCCCGTAATGCCGGATGAAAAGTTGATCAAAAATCATGACAAACGAAAAAGAGACCAGTTTTATACAAGGGAAGTTGTCCCGGATAACATCATCACCTGGAAGCCTCACGAAATCGAAGAGTTCGTCAGGGCCCAATGGCACCGACGGATCCACGGGGAGTGGCAATTCATTAACGGTCAACCCTATTACATCCCCGGGCCGGCCATTCCATTCTTTGACTTCTGGACCCTTGAATCTGGCAAGCGGCCGAATTTTTATTACTCCGCGCTCACTTTATTTTGGCTCTTTTATGAGTTGGTAGAACCCCATCCTTCCATCTTCGGGATCTACGTACTCAAAACCCGGCGTATTGGAGACACGGCGAATTTCATTTACATGATCTGGGAGCGTTCAACCCGGTTCAAAGGGGTGCAGGCTGGCCTGCAGAGCTATAACGACACGATAGCAGGGAAAACCTTCGGACGACTGGCCAAGGGCGCCCGTAATATGCCTTTCTTTTTTCAACCCAACCGTTCGGGGTCAGATAAGCAATTCCTGGCGTATATGTCACCCAACGAAGTGGTTACGCTCAAGAAACTCAAGGAATCCGATATCACCACCAGGGCGGCGAAAGATGCCGAATTTCTCAACAGTTTTATCGACTATCAGCCAACGGTGGAAGGAGCGTATGACGGGGAGCAGAAATTCACTGTTCTTCTTGATGAGGTATTGAAGATCCCACCTCACAAAATGAACGCCAAAAAACAATGGGAGAACCTTCGTCGATGCCTTTCCCTGCACGGTGAGGATTACATCTACGGGAAGGGATTCGCATCATCAACTGTAGAAAAACGAGAAAAGAAGACAGCCCGTCCAGGGGAAGGAGACGAATCCTCCATTGAAATTGGGCGATGGTTCTGGGATAATTCTGACCCGGATATGCTGGAGAACTCCCCCGACGGGCGGACTGTCAGTGGACTTGTACGAATCTTCCGAGGTTATCAGATGGCTGCGCTTCCCGATAAGTATGGCTTCCCTCAAGTAGAACGGGCGACCAAGTTCAGGGAAGCCAAAATGGAAAAGGCGTTGATGTACGGTCAACAGGAAATGCTGACGGATATTTACCGCAAAGAACCCGGGACCCCAGACGAAGCCTTGATCGAGGATAATGACGCCTGTCCTTTGTATCCGGAGCTCTGTCAGGTTCGCAGAAATCAAATCAAAAATGGGTTAGACCGATTTAACGATCCGATTCTGAACTACAGGTCCCCCATCAAGGAGGGCTTTTTGAAATGGAAAAATGACAAGCGAAATACTGAAGTCATTTTCGTGCCTGCCCCAGGTGGACCTTGGAAGATATCCCAAGAACCTTTCCAAGCCAATCAGGTAGAGATGCGGGAGATCAAAATGCGCAACGAATTCGGGCAAGTAGAAAAGCGCTTGGGCTACGTCCCGCGTAATGGCGCCTTCTATCGGGCAGGTTGCGACCCTACGGGATCCAATCCACTTTTGGTAACTAAAGGTTCCAAGAATGCTATAGTAATGAAACGGAGATTTTATGCTCCTCACGAAAAAGCGAATTTAGAGTTTAATGACGATGGGATCTGTCAGAACCCGCAAGATATGATCACCAACAAGGTGGTAGCTACTTACCTTGATCGTCCGTTTGACCCAGCCCTGGCTTTCGATGAAATTGTGAAGGTGTGCTGGTGGTATGGGTCACCGGTGATGCTGGAGATGGACAAACCGGAAGCTTATGTTTATATGAGAAAACATGGTTATGCCGGCTTCGCTATGTTCGAACCCCCGGAGTTGGCTAAACTCAGATCCCGGAAATCCGAGAGCTTTTTCCCGGGTATCCGATCAAAAGGCGATATTGTGGGTATGTATGTCACCCGATTGAAGATGTACATTGCTAATTACTGGCCGGCCATTGATCACGAAGATCTCCTATTAACGGCCAGCAGATTCATTCCGGCAAAGCGGACCAAGTTTGACTTGGTGGTGGCCTGGGGCATGGCCGAAATGGGTGATATGGATAACCGATATGGGTTGCCAGGCCAAGAGGCGATTGAAGATACTTCCTGGTCTATTGATCCGTACGAAATTGAGACAGTATGATCCACGAGAATTTCATGAACAAATACGGCAACGGCCAGCTACCTTCCCGTCCTGAGGTCCCGGGCCAGAAAGACGAAAGTTACTACCTTCGGATGTGTCAGTATTTCATGTCGAACCTGGCCAATGATACAGGCACTTTAATATTTGCCCAGAGCCTCAACCGTGGCGCTTCTCGTCGATCAAACAAGGAACTCCGAGATTATGCTCGGGGTCTCCAGACCATAGACAAGTATCTGCTTCAGATGGGATACGAACCCGATGAAATCAGGAAGTTTAGAAAGAGTCATATTTCTCACCAGCCTATACCTCTCTACCCTAAGTTCAGAAACATCATGATCTCTAAGTTTCTGGACTTAAATCTCAAAGCCGTACCTGTGGCCACCAACGAGCAAGCGCGATACGAGAGATTGATGGCCAAAAACAAGATGAAGTTTTTATCCGACAGCCGCACCCGGGAAAGAGTCCCTACCGGGATGCTTCCTCCCATGGAACCGGGTGTCAATAATCCGGAAGATGTAGAGTATCTATATGAAATAGGGGGTATTCAGTTGCCCATTGAGCTTGCCCTGCAGGAGGCGCTTAATTACACACTGGATAACAACGAATTTGAATCCGTAGCCAAGATGATGATCGAAGATATTATCGATCTGGGAGGAATGGCCTGTGACCTTCGAAGCATAAACGGCAAACAGAAAATTGACTATGTGGATTATGGCCGAGTGATTGCCAGGTCATCTATCTACTCAGATTTCCGAGATTCTGACGTCCGCGGCTATACAGTCCAGCGCAAAATATCCGACATCCTGATGGAGGACGAGGACAAAATCCGCCGGCATTGGGATCAAATCAAGCAGGCATATCACGGCCATGTAGGGTTGGATACTTACAACTATCGATCCCAGACTTCAGGCTACCGGGAAGATTACGCCGGCAGTGCCAACCCGCTGCAAGGTTATAGCGACTTTGGAGTGACGGTCCTAAAGCTCTACTGGCTGGATACGGAAGATGAGCATTATGTCGTGGGCCGCCATGCTCGGGGGAACCAAATATTCGAAAAAGTCAATCCTGATTTTAATTTGTCAGACAGGGCTAAAAGAGCAGGGAAGCGGATGGAGACCTATACAATCCAGTATATGTACCAAGCCAATTGGATTGTAGGGACAGATATCGTTTATGGTTACGGCAAAGTGGATAATATCGTCCGGCAGGGGGAACCGGGCGCCTCCCAGATCATCTGGCCCATGATGATTTACTCTTCTCAAGAGCCCAGCATGACAGAGAAAGTCATACCGTTTCTGGACGACCTGCAGTTGGCTATTCTAAAACGCCGGGACCTTATCGCCAAGATGCCCCCGGGCCCGCGGATGTTGGTTTACAAGAACCGGATCAGAGACAGTGTGAATTTGGGAAAGAAGACCTACAACATCCGACAAATCCTCAAAATGTATCAAAGGGACGGCCTTTTGATCTTGGATGAAGAAGATGATTATTCTCTCCCGGGGGAGGCGAATAGCTCACAGAAGCCTCCAGTGGAATTTATGCCCTCGGGTATTGCAGAGGATCTTCAGATATTGGAAAATACCATCGCTGTATCTATTGACCGCATTCAGCAGGTTACGGGCATCAATCCGGTAGTCGACGGGACCGCTACAAAAGGGGATATACTCAAGTCAGTAGCAGAGAGTATGCAACGCAGCGCAAACAACGTTTTACGACCTTGGATGGTGGATTACATTCATTTTTACCAGCGAATGTCGGAGAATATCGCTTGGCGATATCAGGTGGGGACCATTCACGGGGACATTGAGATCGAATACACGCCGCTCAACACGAGTTTTTCAAAATTCGTATCTTTAGGTAGAGATTTACTTAGGTACGATCTTTCCATCCGGGTAGAGACGGCCGACAATGATTATTACCAGTTCTTGTTGCAAGATCTCTTGGCTAAACGAGAACTCTTGCCTGCTGAAAGCTACTTTGCGATCTACAACGCTATCCGGAATCGAGACCTCAAAAAAGCGGAATGGTTGCTTGTCAAGTTCACCCGCCAGGCCAAAGCAGAAGAGCAAGCTGCCCAAGAACGTCTCATGGAGATCCAAAGCGAACAGAACGCCCGGGCAGGGATGGCCGTCGAGCAGGCCAAGGCCCAAGCTGAAATGGAAAAACTTCGGGCTGAGATCCAGCGCATGCGCGAACAAGCTGGCCTGGATGAAAATAAAGCACAAAGAGACCACGCCCGGGAGATCGAGAAGATTCTAGTCAAAGCCAAAAAAGAAGGCGAGGCTAACGTGGATGTGGTCCGAGAGAATAAACAGAACTCTATTTTTACAACAGACAACAAATAAGTTATGCCAGATCCTACTAATGTTCAACCGGAAGACCCCCGGGCACAGGCCCAAGGGTTAGTCAATGAATTGAAAAATCAGCCCTCGGCCCAGGAAAACGGAGACCAAGGCCAAGAAGATCAATTCAATCTCCCTGAAGGGCTGGATATGGACACATTCAAAGCCGCTCTCAAGGAGGTGACGGGGGTGGAAGATCCAGGAAAGCTCAGGGAATTTCAAACCTCGGCAGAGAAATATCAGCAAGAACTCCAAGAGGCTCGTCTCAATCTTCAAAAGGTCCAGCAGGAGGCCCAGAGTCTCAAGGCCAGGAGTGAATTAAGCCCTTATGCTAATCCGTTCGTGGAGCAGATCGACAAATTTTTCAGGGAAGAGAAGGACGAAGCGACGATTCGCCGGTTCATCGGGCTCCATTCTCACGATGTCGACAGCATGGATCCGGCCGCAGCCGTAAGGCAAAAGATGGCCATGGAGAATCCTCACTTGGACAGAGGCGATATCGATATCCTACTGGAGGAAAGATTCGGCGCGATGCCGGAGATTTACGATGATATGACCGATGAAGAAAAAGCCCGGGCCCAGAGGGAAAAGCAAAAAATCGAGGCCAAGATCAAGGTCGAAGGAAAAAATGCCAAGCAATGGCTGAAAGAGCAAAGGCAATCCTTCGAGGACCCGGCCACCAAGGAAAAAATGGAAAAGCAGCGCCAGGCTATGGATCAGTACACCGAAGCCTGGGGGAATGTCGCCCAAGAGTTGGTGACAGTAGAAGATTCCATCCCTTATGAAGTAGAGGCCAAAGAGTTCGGTAAGTATGAGCATCCGGGTTATAAGCCAAACCTTTCAAAGGAGGAGCAGGAAGAAATCGCCCATCTCGTCCGAGACTTTGCTGTACAGCAGCAACTTCCTTTGTCGAAGGAAAGTATTCCTGAATTGGCTCAGTACAAAGAGGCCCTTATCTGGAATATGAAAAGGGAGGAGATCATGCGGAGTATTCTGACTGACTTTCATGCCGAGATATCCAAGTTTTACATGGAAAAATTTGCCGGCGGTCAGCGCCCGCAGTCGACAGGCGCAGGCAGAACCGGCACAGAACCGCCTCCGGCGCCGCAGAAACGGAATCCAAACCCTCCCCCTCGCCCTGGCCAAAGGCAGGATTTCTTTTAATGTAGCAAATTTGATACGTTATGCCTAAGAAATTACATCGTCGACTTTCCCGGCAGGCCAAGAAAAAGGGTCTCAAAGGACGTAGGTACAATGCTTATGTTTACGGGACCATGGCTGCGATAGAGCGTAAAAAGAAAAGGCGATAGCCCATCGGTTTTAGGTAAGCTTTCGGTCGAAACGGCCGGGGGCTTTTTCTTTTGCCGTAAAATTGTTATATTTGTTCACAACAATCTTTCCACTACATTCATACCTCATTTAGGCAGGGCCATTTGAAGTTGGATTTAGGAAAGGCAATAATTTATTTGTCTAACTAAACCAATTACGCCATGCCGTATACTCCCACACCCACACTGGGTTCAGATATTACGCCTAATGCGTTCCAGCCGGCCGCTACCGGTGGTATCGCGTCCCAAACGGAGGGCGAAACCATATACCAACGCCCGCTCCCCGAACAATTCGATCTGTTCTCCCGCCACATGCAATACACCGGATTCGCCACGATGCTGCGTACCATGGGCTTCACCCGGGGTGCATCGACGACGACTGTCGGGCATTTCGAAGAACCCTGGTTGCACGACCTTATCACCGTCGGGTCAGTAGTGACCCCTGCAGCAGCTCCCGGGGATGATGTCGTCATCGAACTGGACGCCGCTGATCATTACGATACGGTAGCGACCGTCGGTGGTGCAGACCGCAAGGCTACCTACCCGGTCCTGCGCGATGTTGTCGAACTGCCAGGAGGCGAACAAGCCCAGGTGACCGCCAAAGACGTCACCACCGACCCGCATCAGATCACCCTGACGCCCCTGACCGCCGCCACCGACCTGACGGGTCTGGTAACCGCCGGCGATCAATACGGGATCATCTACAACCTTCACGCAGAAGGTTCCGGATTACCCCCGGGCCGCCAGCCTCGGATCATCAAATACTCGAACACCTTCGGCGTGGTCAAGCACCATTTCGGATCTTCGGGTTTTGAACTGACCAACAGCGTCTACCACGAGACGATCCCGGGTCAACCTTCCAGCGCCGGGGAATCGATCTACATCAAGATCAAACGCGACGATCTCATCCGTTTCGAGCATTCCAAGTCCGGCATGATCATGTTCGGTCAGCAGGCCGACAACCTGACGGATACGAATACGGCCCTCGGTATCGATGTCTCCATTCAAGGCACGGAAGGTTTCATCACTTTCGCCCGTACCAACGGCCTGCAGGATACCTACACGGCCGGCGCTTACGGCATCACCGACTTCGATACGGTAGCCGCTCACCTGCTGGATGAACGTGCCGCCGCCACGAATGACCTGATCGGCTGGCTCGGTCCCGATATCTGGACAGAAATCGAGAATTCCTTCACCAACACACTGCAGCAGAACCTCTACCACACGGTAGACCGCATCGTGAATGGCTACCAGGACTTCATGAACCAGCAATACCAGCAGCAGCTCACCAGTGAAGGAAGCGACGCCACCCTGTCGTTCGGCTACAGCGCCATTCGCAAGAACGGCTTCATCTTCCACATGAAGCGACTGAGCGAGTTCAACGATGTACGCCGCTTGGGTGGATCCAGCTACGGATACCGAGGCTGGGCCCTCTGGCACCCGCTGAGCTGGTCCACCGATCAGCTTTCCGGCGCCCAGCGCCCGACCATCGGATATGAATACAAGCAACTCGGCCCTTACAGCCGGGAAAGCGTCTTCGGACATCTCCCAGGTGCAGGCGTAGGCGGTGACAACACCCCCTATGGCCGGGCCGTTACGGAATACGATACCCTGGATTACTTCCTGCTGTCGCACTGCGGCTTCCACGGAAGCACGGGTAACCAAATCGTTGTCCAACGACCTGTGTGATAAGCCTATGAAGTAGGATCTCTAAGGAGGTCCTACTTTTCATTTTAACAGACAAACTAAAAACCTATGCTTGAACTGACAGGAACGATAAACGACAAAACTTACAAAAACGAGAATGCAGTAGGATGGTCATTAAAAACGTTCATCTCTGGCTTTTACGGTGGGAACAACATTCAAGTGCGTTTCTACTCATCCAAGATCCCCAGGCCGGACGGGAATCCTCCCCGGTACACTCCGGATAAAATCATGTATGACGGTCGTACCAAGGTATACGATATGCAGACGCAAAGGGAGGAGGCCGTCTTTATTGCGCTTCACCCTTTTCACAAAGACAGTCCTCTTCGCAACCCTAGCCGGCACGAATCTGTCTTCCGAATCGCTAACCTGATCGGTCGGGCCCAGGCCGACATTGACCAAGTGGCCAGGAAGCGCAAACTGACCGAAATTATTCTCAATGCCCCTGATGAACTGGCTATTTTCACCGCCATGGGCTTCAAAGCCGGACTGAACCGGGTCCCCCAGGAAGAAGCCCGGCACCCGACTACGGCCAAGGCAGGTCTGCTGAAATTGGCAGAGAAGATGCCTGGCGAAGTCCTTTCCGCCTTTGAATCTCACAAGGTCCAAGCCACAGGCGCCGTCCTCTATGCCCTTCACATGGGCTATGTACAGAAAGTCCAGGTTGCCGGGGGACGATTTACCTGGCGCTGGTCTCCCGAAAAAGGAGGCAACGACATTCTGACTACTCGCCCGCGTAAGGATGCCATTTCAGAGATGGTAGAGCACCTGACCGACCGGGAATTGTGGTTGGAATTCCAAGAGGGTATTTTGCCCAAGGTGAAAAACACCAAGGAAGAGGCCACCAAGATCATTGAGGAAGCCAAAGAAATGGTAGACTCGGGTCCTACTGACGCCGAAATCATCCAACAAGCCTTGGATGAGGTAGTCGTCACCCTGCATCCCGAGGAAGACAAGATCTACATCCTCAACGACCGGGAGCAGATTGACGGGAAGGCGCTTATGGTCTTGGAAGG